GCCTTTTAAATGTGCGTATAACTTACTAACCTAACACGTCTCGCCAGCGTGTAGAAAGGGGACAAACACGGTAGATGGAATTAAATGATTTATTTGAAGAATTAGGAATGGACCCTCCAGCAACGGACCCCGTTCCAGCAGCAGACCCAGAGCCTGCACCAGAAACACCTCCAGTAGAATCTGAACCTAAACCAGGAGAAACAGAAGGAGACCCTGCTCCAACGGACCCAGAGACTACTGAACCAGAACCAGCACCTGGGCCTGCTCCCACCCCAGCAAACAGAGCTTTTGCAGAGATGAGAGTGAAGACACAAAAGTATGAGAAGATTTTAAAATCTTTAGGCAACCTATTAGGTGCTCAGGACCCTAACGACCCAGATGCGATTCTTAACTTAGTACAAGAAAAAGTACTACAAGCTCAAGCTAAACAGCAAAACATCCCAGTTGAGCTATTACAGAAATTGGACCTCTTAGAAGCAGAATCCCAAGAAAGACAGAAAGCTGCGTTGACGCAACAAGCATTAATTGGTTTTCAAAATGTTAAAAATCAGTTTGGTTTAGACGATAAAGGTCTAGATGCCTTTGCTGAGGAACTGGCACAGAATGGAATTAATCCTTTTGCCCAGCAAATTGATTTGGTAAAAGTTTATAGGGACTTCCACTTCGAAGATATTATTGCTAAGGAAGTGCAAAAAGCTGTTGAAGCCGAAAGACAAAGGGCTTTAAAAGCAGCTAAAGAATCAACCACTCCAGGTTCTGCTACGGGTGTAGGTGGAGGAACAACTCCTTCACAGATAAAAACAGCCTCAGAACTTGAGAACTGGTTTAAAGAAAATATGAAATAAAATTAATGATAAGGAGTGTGGAAACTTATGCCATTAAACGCAAGAGCAGATATTAACTCTCATATAGAACTTGCCCAAAAAGCAGGTCCAGGAGTAGTTAACCCAGAAGTATTTTATTCAAAACAATTATTAGACACAATCAGATATGACGCAGACGAGTATGTGTATTACAGAATGGCTGATGAATCTCCGATTCAGGAAAAAGCAGATAAGCTAATGGTTAGAAGATGGGCACCTTTACAGGCTCATACCATTCCATTAGAGGAAGGTATTCCTCCGAAATCTGATAAAGGCTCCGTAGAGAAGTACGAAGTTGGAGCTTATCAGTATGGTAGGTATATGGAATTCACTGATAAAGTTGACTTTGCAGTTGTTGACCCTGTTATTGCTCACTACACTAAAGAATACTCTTTAGTAGTAATGGAGACTTTAGACTTGTTAGCGAAAGAAACTTTACTTGCAGTAGCACAACCATTTTACGCTGGTGGAGCTGCTAATTTTGAAGGTTTGACAGTTGACGGTGCAGTACCTTCTATGACTGACCTTAGACTTATAACTCTTGCAATGAAGAAAGCTTTGGTTAAGCCTCGTACAAACGGTAAGTACCATGTTATAGCATCTCCTGAATTCTATTTTGATATGATTTCAGACCCTGTTGTTGAAAAATACATGACTATCAATAACACTACTAAGACAATGTATGATAACTCTAAGTTAGTTCCTATGTTCGACATGGAATTTTACGAAACATTATTAGTTCCTACAGACTCTAAGTTCATCAAAGATAATACAGAGTGTATGAGACTTTATAGAATTGTAAATGATGAGTATGAGTACTTAACTGTAACTAAGGGTGACGATAACGACGGAACTACTAACACAATAAAAGTTACTGAAGTAGATGGTTATGTAAAAGATTCAAGAACTGGACAAGATGCTTCCTATGTTCCTGGGCAGCAAGTTTGGGACTTAGATGGATTTAACGAAGCTAAAAATGCAGAAGCCAATCCATGGATGGAACTTAAAGCACAGCACATTTTAATCGTAGGTAAAGATGCTCTATTAAGAACAGGTTTATCTGGTGAAGGGCAAGCTAAAATGTACGTTAAGCAGAAAGGCTCTGCTGGAGTACTTGACCCTATTGACCAAAGGCAATCAATCGGATTTAAAATCAACTCAGTTGGTTTCGGCTGTGTAAGACCTGAAGCTGTTACTGACTACATCTGTATACCATCTCAAGTTAATTTAGTATAACTTGGAGGAGATTAGATGGCTACGAAAATAAATAAAACGGAGCCTGTGGACAGGCAGGCTCCTGTTGACAAAAACATATTTCAAAAAGCATCACAAGATTTAATTAATGCACAAAAACGCAAGAAAGAACTACATGCAGTTTATATGAATGAGGAAAAGGTGCCAGTATATTTATCACCTCAGTATCGTAACGAATTCGGCAATGTAATGCCCGTAACAATAAACGGCATAGCAATATTTTTCAAAGTAGACGGTTCAACTCAATACGTCCCCAAAACTTTTGCTGATGAGATAACAAGACGTAGACTGTGTGTGGATAATAAATTAAATCGTCAACACAAGATGTCTAATGTTCATGAAAATTACGAAACATCAGCGGGTGAAATAAAATTATTCTAAACGGGGGAGTACCCCGTTTTTATTTTAAGGAGGTAGCTATGAGGTTTTTATCAAATAAAATACCAAACTCAACAGCTCCAAAGATAGTACCTGTAAGAGAGTATGATATGCCAGACCAAGAAACAGAAACGGATAAAAAAATATTAGATATGTTAAATGCTATAGAGCAAACTATCGAACAGGCTATCGAACAATTACAAACACAAATATTAGACCTATCAAATAATATTGAGCAAACTATTGGACACTTACAAACACAAATAATAGAAAAGACAAGCTATGGAGTAGTGTTAGGTTTAGAGGTAACAGCACAAGACGAACCAGATATGTCGGTTAATGTTCCAGAAGGTATTATATATATGCAAGACGGAGAAAGATTTGAAGTAGAAGCAGCCACAATAGCAGTTGTAGAGGCAGACGCAGACAATCCGAGAATAGATATTATCTATATCAATGGAACAGGGGTAGTAAGTTATATGCCTGGGATAGCGGAAACACCACCAGAAGCACCAGAAACACCGTTAGGCAGTCAACTGTTAGCAGAAATAGAAGTAGCAGCTAACGCAACAGCAATAAAAGCAGCAAATATAATAGATAAAAGAAAAGAATTACTAAGTTGTATTGCTGTATAACCAACATAAGGCTTATTATGTTTATATAAGAATGGAGGGAGCCCTATGCAATTAACAAACATAGTATCTCTTGTTAATTCAAACTTAGCAGGTGAACTATTAACCCTCAATCAAATGATTCCGTTTCTGGACCAGACGATTGATGAAATAAATGACAAACTTAATACAACCTTCCCTGCCTTCTCAGAATTCGACCCTAATATACATCCAGACTATCCTGACTACAACTTCTTTCCTGACCAATACATCAGAACTGTAGTTTGCTTAGGAGCCGCTTTTTACTTCTATATAACAGATGAAGAAGGTGTTAATGCAGCACCAATGTACCAACAAATGTACCAAGCTGCTTTGTTCAGAATGGAAAGAGATTATCTTCCGCAGGTGGATGAGATTTGGAAAAAGCCAGAACCAACAGGGTATCTACCAGACCCTTTCGGGTATGGGATAGCGACTGGTGATTATTATGATACACATGATTTCGATGAAACTGGCAGTCTCTATCCCGTAACTAAAGTATATGTAGAAGGGCCTCAAGGTATCCCAGGTCCAACAGGGCCTCAAGGAGAGCCAGGAATTTCTATTACTAGAATCTCTGAAGACGAAACCAGTTTCTATGTATATCTTTCAGATGGAACCATTAAACAGCTTTCTAAACCTGAAAGTATTGTAG